CCACCCAAGGTCGAGTTAATCAATTCTTCTTAGATCGACAGATTTCTCCTAATTTAAAGCTATGGCCAGTCCCTGATAACAACACCGATGTTGTTTATTATGACGCGTTAACGCGTATGGACGATGCTGACATCTACACAAACACTATGGACGTACCTTTTAGGTTTTATCCTTGTTTAGCCGCAGGTTTAGCTTATTATCTGGCCTTAAAAAGGGCTCCAAATCGTGTTCAGATGCTAAAAGCTATGTATGAAGAAGAGTTTGAAAGGGCCGCAGTAGAGGATAGAGACCGTTCTTCCTTTAACGTTGCGCCCCAGTTTGATTATTACAGGGTAGGCTGATGGGTAAATATGCTTCAGGCAAAGAATCTTACGCGATCTCAGATAGGGACGGTTTCCGCTATCCTTATCGCCTGATGAAAAAAGAATGGAACGGCCTTTTGGTTGGGCCAGACGAGTGGGAGGCTAAACAGCCTCAATTGGGTCCTTTTCGTAAAGTGTCTGACCCGGAAGCTTTGCAAAATGCACGTCCGGATCGAGTCGAGCCTTTAGATGTTTACGTGGGAGTGCCTTTAGTGATTGCACCTACTTTACTTCCCGTGCAGGCGTTCACGCAAGTTGGAACAGTGACGGTGACCACATGAGTTTTACATACGCACAGCTAGAAACAGCTATTCAAGACTACACAGAGAACACTGAAACGTCTTTTGTTAGTAATTTGGCTACATTTATTACGCAGGCAGAGGAAAGAATACTTAAAAGTGTTCAGTTAAGCCTTTTCCGCAAGAATGTAAGCGGTAGTATGGCCAATGCTAATCGGTTTTTGGCTTGTCCTAGTGACTATTTAGCACCTTTTTCCTTATCTTTTGTTGATGCAAGCAGTGATCATGTATTTTTAGACTTTAAAGACCCTGATTATGTGCAATCCTTTAACCCGGATGCAGCAACCGTTGGTTTACCCCGATATTACGCTGTTTATGACGTAGATAACTTTATTTTAGGACCTACTCCAAATGCAGCGTATAATGTAGAATTACATTACTTTTATAGGCCTGCTAGTTTGACTGCGGGAGCCGCGGGCGGAACAACATGGCTTAGTGAGAATGCTTCGATAGCTTTGTTATACGGTTCTTTGATAGAAGCGTACATATTCATGAAGGGTGAGCCCGACATGATGGCGCTATACGAGAAACGGTTTACTGAAGCGATTTCTGGAATGAAGATGTTAGGTGAGGCTAAAGAAGTAACGGACGAATACCGTACTGGACAAGTCAGAAGGCCTAAACAATGAATGATTCAGGACTAGGTAAGGTGCCAACTTTCAAAGTGGACGTACACACCACTAATGGAAGGGGCTTTACGCCAGAGGAGATTGCGGAGAGGTGTGCTAACAAGATTATAGCCATTTCTGATGACGCAAACCCTGCAATTCGGGCGCAAGCTCATGCTTTTCGAGGAGAGTTACTTAAAACCCTCGTATTCTACATGCGTGAGGCTGTTAAGTCTGATAGAACTACTGTGTATAACGCTTTAACCGACGCAGGCCAAACAGAGCTTGCTAAATATATAAGGAGACTGTGACCATGGCTTTTAACGGAAACTTCATGTGCACCAGCTTTAAGAAAGAATTGCTGTATGGTGCCCACGATTTCGACGCGTCAAGCGGCGATACATTTAAAATTGCGCTTTATACAAACTCGGCGACGCTTAATGCGTCTACGACTGCGTATGCGACCACTAACGAAATTAGTGGAACTAACTATACGGCAGGCGGTCAGGCTTTAAACCCTGTGGACCCTACCTCGTCAGGAACGACAGCTTTGCTGGATTTCGCAGATGAAACATGGGCTAATGCTACTATTACGGCTCGGGGAGCGTTGATTTACAACACTACTCCGAATACGACGTCTATCTCTCTAACCAACCCAGCAGTAATTGTTCTGGATTTTGGTGGAGATAAGACATCTACAGCCGGTAACTTTACTGTAGTGTTCCCAACCGCTGATGCAAGCAATGCGATTATTCGGATAGCGTAATGGCTGACGTAACCGTCTACTTTAGAGGCTGGAATTCTGTCAGTCAAAGTTGGGGCGGTGGTCCTTGGGGCCAGAATGAGGCACTTCCGGGATCAGTCGGAGGTGTGGGCACAGTAAGTGTCGTCGCCGAGGCAAATGCCCTCGTCACCGGATTAGCAGCAACCGCCAGTGTTGGTGGAGTTACTGTTACCGCAGATGCAAACGCAAACGTTACCGGTGTAGCGGGAACGGGTGTTGTTGGTGCGGTTACCGTAGATGCCGCGGCTAATGTCCCCGTTACAGGTTTAGCCGCTACTGGAAGTGTTGGCGGAGTTACCGTAGTAGCTAACGCAAACGTTTACCCGATAGGTCTCGCAGCAACAGGCGTAGTTGGTACAACCACCGTCGTTGCCGATGCAAACGTAAGCGTAACCGGGCTTGCAGGCACTGCAAGTGTTGGCGCAGTAACGGTAAAAACTGGACAAACCATTGTAGTTACGGGTGTTCAGGCAATAGGACAAGTTGGTAGCGTCGTCGCAAATGCAGACGCTATCGTTAATGTAATAGGAGTCAATGCAACTGGGGTTGTTGGACAAGTGCTGGTTTATGGAAGTATTGTGCCGGATCAAAATCCGAACTATACTAATATTACACCAAGTCAGAATCCGACGTGGACGGAGGAAGTGCCAAACCAGAGTGCTAATTGGACAAAAATAGCAGCGTGAGGAATTAAAGATGCCCAGTACATATACAGTTAACCTCGGGATTGAAAAACCGGCAACCGGTGAGCAATCAGGTACATGGGGGGATACAGTCAATGATAACTCTAATATACTCGATGAGGCCATCAACGGCGCGGTCACAATCACCCTGACTTCTGCTGGGTCTTCGGGTTCACCTAACTCAATTACTATTACTAACGGTGCGTCTTCCACGGGCCGTAATAAATGGATCGAATTTGGTGACGGTGGCGACTTAGGTGCTGCTGCTTACGTCCAACTTACTCCCAACGACGCTGAAAAAATATGTAATATCCGAAACAGTCTTTCGGGTAATCGTTCTATATTCATTTTCCAAGGTAACTACAGCGCAAGCAACGATCTTGAGATCGCGGCGGGCACTGACGTGGTTGTTAAATTCAACGGCGGCGGAACAGGCGCGACTGTAGTAAACGTATACGCTAATCTAAAAGTAGACGGGATTGTTGCGACAACTGCCGATATTAATGGCGGCACAATAGATGCTACCGTAATAGGTGGATCAACCGCGGCGGCTGTCACAGGAACTACAGTTGTTGCTAACACCAGCGTTAATATCGCGGGTGACGGTGCTACGGTAACCGGGATTAAAGACGAAGATAACATGGCGTCAAACAGCGCCACAAAACTAGCTACTCAGCAGTCTATTAAGGCTTATGTTGATAGCCAAGTTGGCACGGTTGACACTTTAGCCGAGATTTTGGCTAACGGTAACACTACCGGATCAACTGATATTGATGTAAATGCCGCTCAAAAAGTACAATTCCGCGATGCCGCTATATACATTAACTCTAGTGTTGATGGACAGCTTGATATTGTTGCTGACACTGAAATTCAAATTGCGGCGACGACGATTGACATTAATGGTGCGATTGTTGCCAGCGGTGACATTTCTGCGGCATCCCTAGATATCTCAGGTGACGTTGATATTGACGGCACTTTAAACGTAGACGCTATCGACATTGACGGCGCGGTCCAACTGGACGCGACCCTTACCGTAGGCGTTGATGACACGGGTTACGACGTTAAGTTTTACGGTGCAACCGGTGGCGCTTACATGCTCTGGGATCAGTCAGCCGATGACTTGATTCTAGCAGGAGCGGGCGGACTTGTTGTTGCAGGCAACGTAGACTTTAATGGCGATCTTGACGTAGACGGCACGACTAACCTAGACGTAGTAGATATCGACGGTGCTGTTGATATGGCCTCTACGCTTACCGTTGCAGGAGTCCTAACAGGTGCTTCTTTGGATATTAGTGGAGACATTGATGTTGATGGAACAACTAACTTAGACGTTGTTGATATCGATGGTGCTGTGGATATGGCTTCTACGCTTACTGTTGCAGGAGCTGTTACTGGTTCTAGTAGCTTTGCAACCGCAGCAGGAGGAACATTTACAACAGCCAGCGGCAATGATTTAAACATCGTATATCCAGATGGTCGTTCGTTGTTTTTCAAAGAAGCAGGTACAACCACTTTAAGTCTGGACAATGCTCAAGGTGCTACTTTTGCAGGAACAATAGCGGCAGGTGCGGCAACATTTACCACAGCCGATAACAGTGCACAGCTAACCCTTATTTCTACAGATGCAGATGCAAATGCAGGGCCTTTGCTTGTATTAGATAGGCAATCAGCAAGCCCTGCTGATGGAGATTCAATAGGTGCAATTAGTTTTAATGGTAAAAATGATGCGGCAGAAGCACATGGTTACGCCAAGATAGAAGCCAGAATTGTAGATGCAAGTAATGCCACAGAAGACGGTAGGCTTGAGTTGATGACGAGTGTTGCTACTGAAGAAGGCATATCTCGCATATTAATGACTAACCTTGAGACCGCTATTAATGACAACTCCAAAGACCTAGACTTCCGCGTTGAGTCTAATAATCAGTCTGAAATGTTAATAGTTAATGCAGGTACTGATTTAGTCGGTATTAAAGGCAACCCTGCCGGAGCCAATGGTGTTTTGCAAGTTACGGGAAGTATTGGATTAACAGGTAGTGCTGAAATTAGGCAAAGCACCAATGCAGATGATGGAAGTACCTTAAGATTTTTAGGTACTCAGCTTGTAATCGCAAACAGCAATGCAAATGGTTACGGCTATTCGGGTGGCGGATTCGTAGCATCTGTATCTCCGTCAGCGGGTTCAATTACGCTAGATGCTGGGGCAAATAGCACATCAGGTCACAGACTTAAAGTTATTAACGGTGGTGATGGTGTAGCAGGTTCTCTGCAATATTTGTCTGGCTCAAACAATAGGTTTAGTGTTGATAGTTCAGCGGGAACTGTAGCTGTAGGTAATTCAACGCAAGCTGTAACATTAGTTAGACTTGACCATGAAAACTCAACGGGTAAGGGAGAACTTCAATTAAATGCTCATGGTAGTGCTTCTTTCTCTATGCTTTCAAACTTTACAGGTAGCACTTTAAATGGAGTTGCTACAGGAAACTTTGGATTAATCACGCCGCATAACGCAGGTATTAGCATTAATACAAGCGACCTAGAGAGAATGAAGATTGATGGCTCTGGGAATACTGTCTTCAACGAAGGTGGATTAGACGCTGACTTCCGCGTTGAGTCTGACAATGACGCTAATGCTTTTTTTGTGCAGGGTTCTAATGGATTTGTTGGGATAGGAACGGGAAGCCCTACAAGTATTACTGGAGCCGCAGGGCCAATCATAGATATGCAAGGGCCAAACCCAGAAATAGTTTTCCACGACAATAGTGGTACAGCTAACTCCATGAGCATGTATTATCTTAACGATGCGTTGAGATGGTGGGGCTCTGGCGCGGCAAATCTGACTCTTGATAACTCTGGTAATTTAACTGTTGCAGGAGCTTTATCAAAAGGTTCAGGCTCATTTAAGATTGACCACCCACTACCTGCTAAAACTGAAACGCATAACCTTGTTCATTCTTTTATTGAGGGGCCACAAGCAGATAACATTTATCGCGGTAAAGTCACGTTAGTTGATGGCTCTGCAACGGTAAATATTGATACCGTTTCTGGAATGTCTGAAGGCACATACGTCTTACTCAACACTAATACACAATGCTTTACAAGCAACGAGTCGGGTTGGAATGCTGTCAAAGGCTCTGTCTCAGGCAACATTTTAACGATTACTGCTCAAGAGTCTTGCTCAGATACAATCTCATGGATGGTTGTTGGCGAACGGCACGACCAACACATGCTGGACATTGAATGGACTGATGAGAACGGGAAAGTAATCGTTGAACCTTTAAAAGAATTAGAATCATAAGCTGTCATTAAAGGAGAAAGAAACATGGCAATTACAAACACATGGTCCGTAACGGACATGCAAAGAACTGACTCGGACGGGTATGTATTCCTCGTGTACTGGTCGATGGTAGCGGCAAGTGATGGCGATCCATCGTACACTGCTTCAGACGGCGGGAAACTTCGGTGTGAAGGTAGTCCTTCAGACCCCGGATTTATTCCATACGCTGATCTAACAGAGAACGATGTTCTTGGCTGGGTCTACACTAGCTTAATCGAAGGCGACGAAACCGCTGCCGAAGCTAAAGCTCGCGTAGAAGCGGACCGTGATGGGAAAGTACAGAAGCAAATTGATGCCGCTGCAACGACTGAATCGGGCGTTCCTTGGAGCTAACTTTAACTTAACTTAACTGGAGACTTATAATGGCTAAAAATGAAAACAAAACCATTACTGTCAATGATGTAGAACACAACATTGAAGACCTAACCGAGCAACAAATTGCGATGGTTAACCACATTGCTGATCTGGACAAGAAGCTAGGAAGCCTTGGCTTTAACATGGATCAGCTAAAAGTAGGCCGCGAGGCTTTTGTCAATATGCTTTCAAGGTCTTTAGAAGAACCGCCAGAAGACGAAAAGGGATGATATGCCACTTACTAAGTTACAGTTCCGCCCCGGCGTAAATAGAGAGACTACCTCGTATTCTAATGAGGGTGGTTGGTTCGACTGTGACAAAGTAAGGTTTCGGTTTGGAACCCCAGAGAAAATCGGCGGGTGGGAAAAACTGTCTGGGCAAAGCTTTTTAGGCACGGCTCGGGCGCTACACCCGTTCGTCGCTCTGGACGGAACAAGCTTTCTTGGCGTTGGTACGCACCTAAAGTATTACCTTGAAGAAGGTGGTGGCTATAACGACATTACCCCGTTGCGTGTAACTACCGCCGCGGGCGCTGCTACGTTTGCCGCGACCAACGGATCATCTACTATTACGGTCACAGACGCAGATCACGGGGCTAACGAGAATGATTTCGTTACGTTTTCAGGTGCGGCGTCATTAGGCGGGCTTGTTACAGCGGCAGTATTAAACCAAGAATACCAAATATTCAATATTGTGAGCACCAGTGCTTACCAGATAAAGGCAAGAGCGGTTGCAACCGTTGCTCAAATTACCGTAGATGGGCAGTACACACCTACTCTTATTGTAGCTAATGGCTCTGACACCGGAAACGGCGGCGGTTCTGTTGTCTGTAAATACCAAATTGTAACGGGACTGGACACCACGGTTGCCGGAACAGGTTGGGGTGCGGGAACATACAGCCGTGGCACGTGGGGATCGGGCGCTAGTCTTACAGCGGTTGGTGATATCCTTCGGATTTGGACTCATGACAACTTCGGTGAAGACTTAATCATTAACGTCCGCGATGGTGGTATCTACTATTGGGACAAATCAACAAGCTCGGCTCCTTTTGCGCGGGCCGTGGCGCTTTCGGATTTAGCCGGGGCGGACCCAACGACACCTACGGTAGCTAAACAAGTTTTAATATCGGATCGCGACAGGCACGTCATTGTGTTTGGATGCGATGCGCAAAACAATATCGGCGTACAAGACCCGCTTTTGATTCGTTTCTCAGACCAAGAAAACCCTTTAGTGTGGACAGCACAGCCTACTAACACCGCGGGTGATTTGCGGATTGGTACGGGGTCAGAGATTATAACAGCGGTTGAAACACGTCAGCAAATCCTTGTGTTTACAGACCGCTCGCTTCACGCGATGCAGTATTTAGGGCCTCCGTTTACTTTCGGAATTAGTTTAATTTCTGAAAATATTACCGTTGCTAGTCCGCTTTCTGCTATTGCAGTAGACGATTCAGTGTATTGGATGGGCGAAGAAGAGTTTTATGTCTACACAGGACAAGTGCAGAAGCTACCTTGTTCTGTCCGATCTTACGTGTTTGGAGACTTTAATACGTCCCAAAGCGAGAAGGTTACTGCGGCTGTTAACTCTAGTTTTTCTGAAATATGGTGGTTTTATCCTTCCGCGGGCTCTGAAACTAACGATAAGTACGTTGTGTTTAACTACCAAGAGCAGGCGTGGTACTACGGAACAATCGCTCGGTCCGCATGGATTGATAGAGGGATTTCTCAGTTCCCTATTTCAGCCGGTTTAGACGGCTACTTGTATTACCACGAGTTTGGTCAAGATGACGGCAGCGTTAACCCGCCTGCGGCAATACCTTCTTTCATTGAAAGCAGTCAAATGTCTATTGGTGCGGGAGATAACTTTGTATTCTTGTCCCGGTTAATCCCAGATGTAACATTTGATGGGTCTAGCTCACCAACGCCGTCGGTATCAATGACACTTGAAACAAGACAATTCCCCGGTACAGCGTATACTGGTACAAAAAGTAACACTGTACAGAGATCAGCAACTGTTCCAGTAGAGCAGTTTACGGATCAGGTGTTTGTTCGGTTAAGGGGTCGATCTTTTGCTTTTAAGATTGATTCTACGGATACGGGAGTGGAATGGCGTTTAGGAACACCTCGTGTTGATCTACGACCGGACGGCAGACGATGAGTAGAGGACTTGTACAACCTTTATTCCCTAACCCTCCAGAGGGTTATGATCAACGATACCAGACGGAAGTTATGCGAGCGTTCTCGGTATTTTTGCAACAAGTAAATAATCCGGGACCTTGGCAAGCGTCTGCTTTGACACTTCCGAACCTGCAAACAGATAACGTAGGCCTTCCTTTAGGCGGTGTATTTCAATATGGAGACGAGTTACGGATTACCGTGGCTAATCTACCATACGCCAGAGGGTCACAAGCAACGGGAGCCGTAGGTCAAACTACGGTAGTAATAACATGACTGTTTTAACAATGCCTGACGGCAGTAAATGGAAACCTTCTACTAGCCTCGACGAGGTTCACTGTGTTAAGTGTAATAACGTAGTGGACACTCCGGCTGAAATAGCTTCATATCCAAACGGAAATTGCACAGAATGCGGTTCTTCGTGGACGGGAGACGAGAAGAGAAGTACAATAATACAGGTAACCATGCCTGAAAGCATTACTGGTGGAGCGGGATAATGGCAAAATTAGCAAAAGAAATTGAAGTAATCGTTGAAGAACCCGAAATAGAAGTAGTTATTGAAGGTGTTGAAACGGACTCCGAAGACGAAACTGTTGAAGACGCGTCCACTGAACTATCTGTTCCAGAAGGTGGTATCGGTGGTTTTGCTATGTCTGAAGAAGACTTTGCCGTTCTTGAAGCCGAAGAAGCTAAGAAAGAGTTTGGCGAAGCCGGTTTAGGCCAGTTTACCGCGGTTGCTAAGAAAATGGCAGGCTATGGTCGCTTTGGCGATGATAGTGTTGCACACATTCAAACAGGTGAGATTGTTGTTCCTCTTGCCCTGATCGAAAACAATCCCGCCCTAAAAGAACAGATTTTTAAGAATTTACGCGATAACGGTATCGAAGACCCTGAACAGTACGTTGTGGGCAGTAAGGCCAACAGTATTAACCCTGAAACAGGCTTGATGGAGTTTGGATTCTTTTCCAAGCTTTGGAAGGGCATTAAGAAGGTTGTTAAAGCTGTTGTTAAGGTCGTCAAGAAGATTGCTCCAATTGTCTTGCCTATTGTATTAGCCTTCACGCCCCTCGGACCGATTTACGGTGCGGCGTTGGGTTCTGGTATTGGAACGCTTATAAATGGCGGCAGTATTAAGGACGCTTTGAAGTCCGCGCTTATTTCTGGTGCTACAGGTGCCGTCTTCCAAGGCTTTACTGGAGCGGGGACCTTTGGCGAAAACGTTAGCGCAGGATTTGCTGATCCATTAGGTCGTGTAAGCCAAACTGTGTCGGGTGCTGCGACAAGTGCCGGTAACGTGTTTGGATCAGAAGCTACTAAAGCCGCCAACCTTACTGGCGGAGTTGGGGGTGGTGCAAAACAAACCTTCTTCAGTGATTACATTGCTCCGGGAGCCGCAATCTCGGGACAGAGTGTTGCTAAAGTTATTAAACAAACAGACGGCTCGTTCCTTAATGCGGACGGCGCGGTTGTAAATGCGGACGGCGCTTTGTTAGACGCTAGTGGTAACGTTATTATTGCTGACGCACCTATCGCAGACGTCGCGGCAGAATCTGTTGTTGATACTGGTGGAACTACCGTTAGTGAAAGTATTAACGTTGACGACCCCGGTTTCTTGGAAAAGGCTGGAGATTACATTAAACGTGGGGGTAAGACCGAACTTGAATTAGCTGAAGCGTCCACTCTTGCAGAAAACAAGTATCTTGCAAGCATGGCAGAAAAAAATATAGTGCCTACCGAAGCTGGTTTAAAGGCTGCTATAAAATCGAGTCAACCCGGAATGCTGGCTAGGTTTGGACCTACTGCCGCAATTGCTGGAATTGGAGCCGCCGGTGCTGGTTTCTTTGACGTACCCGAGCAAGAAATGCCCGGATTAGTACAACGTGAAGAAGATGGTACAGTAACTACAGGTGCCGACCTTATTGCCGCCGATCCGGCTAAGTATCTAGTTGCAGACCTTGGTGCTACCCGTTTGAACCCAGACACCGGTGAGTACGAAGAAGTTGAAAACGAGTACACCGTTGAAGCGCCAGATACTTCTATGTATACCGTTCCAACCAACTACCCTATGCAGCAACAAGCTATTTCAGAGAACGGTTATCTGATGGCCAGTAACCCCGGTGGTCCGTTTGCACGTCCTTATGTGCAAGGAGCCGCTGAAGGTGGTCCTATCTTCCCTCGCCGTAATGGGGGCATTGCTCCTACTGAAGGAGTTCAAGGCCAAGACAGTGTTCGAGCCATGTTAATGCCCGGTGAGTTTGTAATGACTACCGACGCAGTACGAGGCTTGGGTAACGGAAACCTTAACAACGGTATCAAGAGTATGTACTCTGTAATGAGAAATCTTGAGAGTCGTGGGAGGAATACAGCGTAATGGCTGAAACTTCAGAACAGATTGTCCGCGAAGCACCCGAAATTGAGGCCTACAAGCTAGGTCTCCTTCAATCGGCAAAACAACTTGCGGACCAAGGCATTGAAATACCGCCTCAAATGGTTGCGGAAATGTCTGGCCTCCAGATTAAGGCAACTGAACTCGCGGAAGCGGGTATTGGTGGTTATCAGCCTTATTTACAGGAAGCCGGTTATACATTAGGCGACGCTCAACAAGCTCTTGGTAACACAATGGCGGGAGCTTTGCCATTCCAAGCTGAAGCTGGCGACTTGATGCGTAATGCCGCGGCTAACGTGAC